CTTCGTCGTTCCCCAGCGCCAACCCTGGGTAAGAGGTTGGCTCCGTCGGGCCCGGGGAGACTGCAGAACTCCCCGGGTCTGGCACCAAGGATGGCCGCGACCGTGCGCGGCTCAACAAATACGCGGACGAGATGCGGTGTCCTGATTAGTGGCGCGATCAGGGAACTTCAACGTTCAGGGCCTTTACGGCTCGCGGGTTCGACTCCCGACCATCTCACTGGCACGAAAGCACCCCGGTCAAGTAACGCGAGACGTACACAGCGGGCTCGCAAGTAGTGCCAACCCAGTAAGGGGGAACCGTGGCGGTCTGCAAATATGCACAGCTCATCACCGGCTTCCCCGGCATCGACACGGCGGCCCCGTCCCGGCAGCACGCCGAAGACCTCGGCTACCAGGTCGGGGATCGGACGATCCGCCGGCACCGCGCCGAACAATGCGTCTGCTACGCGGTGGAGACACCCGAAGCCCCGGCCGCCGGGGAGTCCGAAACCCACGACGCAGCAGGGGACCACTACACCCGGTTCTCCGAAACCCCCTGGGGCTATCAGGACTACCGGGCATTCATCGCCTCCAAAGGCCAAGACCCCGACAAGGTCACCTTCACGTGGGGGTGGACCTCGGCCCCTAACGGCGGGTTCTGGAACAAGCTCAACAACGTCCGCCCGATCCTGTCCACCGAGACGGGCGAGGCCGTGGACCTCCCGGCCCTCTATGCCGCCGCACGGCACGCGACCCCGAAGCCGACACCGGCGACGTTCATGCGCGCCACGGTGGTTGTGTGGGCGGACCCGCAGATCGGCAAGACCGGCTCCCGCGGGGGCACGCCCGAACTCATCGAACGCTCCACCCTCATCCGGGGCAAGCTCAACGCCCTGCTGGGTGAACGGGCCCCGGCGCGGATCCTGCTCGCCGACGCTGGTGACGGGATCGAAGGGTTCGAGTCCGGCGGCAACCCGATGTTCACCAACGACCTCAGCCTGTCGGGGCAGCTCGACACGTACGGGACCGAGCTGTTCGAGTACATCAACTTGGCTCACGGTCACGCCCCCGTCACCGTCGCGGGGATTCCCAGCAACCATGCGGCGTGGCGGAACGGGAAGCAGAACCTCGGCCGCCCGTCCGATGACCTCGGCCTGTTCATGCACAAGCAAGTCCAGCGCGTCACGGACGCCTCCGGCATGGACGTCACCTGGGTACGGCCCGACGAATACGACGAGAGCGTCAGTGTCGACTTCTACGGCACCTCCGTGGGGATAGTGCACGGCAACCAGTTCGGCCCCGGACAAGCCGTCACCTGGTGGACGAAGCAAGCCTTCGGCGCCCAAGCTGCCGCACGGGCCGACATCCTCGTCCACGGCCACTACCACGCCTTCAGCGCCAGTGTGGCAGGACGCAACCCGGTCACGGGCCGGCAACGCTACTGCCTCGGCGCCCCCACCCTCGACAACGGGAGTGACTGGTTCCGCCAAGTCGCCGGCAAAGACTCCGACCCCGGCCTCATGGTCTTCGACATCACCGAAAACGGGTTCGACCTCTCATCCCTGACCATCCTCACCGCATAGGGGTACACCATGGCAAAGCCGCTCGCCTTTGAACTGACCGCATCCCCACGCGGGGCGATCATGAACCGCGGGGTCCTCGAAGAGCACCCCCTCCGCCTCGCCCAACTCCCCAAGCAGCCGCCGCACTTCCGCCCCATGACCGGGTCGTACGCGGCCATCAGTGCAGAAGCGGTCCGCAGGAACGAAGCACAAATCCGCTCCGGGTTCCTCGACTACGTATTCGCCCCCGACGTCAAGGCCGCATAGCCAATAACGGCTGAGACTCAACAATCACACATAAGGCGGTGAGCGCATTGTGCCAGCAGCAAAGTACACGCCGGAGCAACGCGCCGAAGCCCTAGCGCTCTACGAAACACACGGACCCTCAGCCGTCACCGCACGCTTCGGCATCCCCAAGACCACCGTCGCATCATGGGCCAAGAACGCCGGCGTACGAACGGTACGAACCGAGGCCACGCGTGCGGCTGTTGAGGCGAAGGTCGTGGACGGGAAGCTGCGCCGTGCGAACATCATGCACCGGCTGTACGGGCAGGCGGAGAAGATCCTTGATGACTTGGAGGGTGCGGAGTTCAAGACGCTGGTGAAGGGTGCCGGCGGTGCGGACCATGAGGATGTGCTGGACTTCGTCCCGCCGAATGACCGGAAGACCCTGATTCAGTCGGTCAGTACGGCGACGGCGTCGGCGGCGAAGCTTGAGGATTACGACAAGGCGTCCGCGGATCAGTCCTCGGGTGCGGTGTCGGTCATTGACAAGTTGATGGCTGGTTTTGCGTCGGCGTATGAGGCGGGGAAGTGACGCCGCCGCCGCTCTCGCACAAGCAGGTCTCTTCGGTGGTGGAGTCGACGCGGGCGAAGATCGCCCTCTGGGTCGGGGCCGTGTCCGCCGGCAAGACCATCGCCAGCCTGTTCGCGTTCCTCTTCGCGGTCCGGCTGACCAAGGGTACCGGCCTGATCATCATCGTCGGCAAGACGCTGCAGACCATTGAGCGCAACATTTTGGCCCCGTTGATGGATGACCGGCTCTTCGGGGAACTGTCCCGGCAGATTGTGCACACGAAGGGTTCCGGGGTCGCGCTGATCCTGGGCAAAGAGGTGCACCTGGTCGGGGCGAACGACTCCCGCTCGGAAGAGAAGATCCGCGGCTCGACCGTGGAACTCGCCTACGTCGACGAGGCCACGCTGTTGCCGCCCGGGTTTTGGGAGATGCTCGTCTCCCGTCTCCGCGTCGCCGGCGCCCGCCTGCTCGCCACCACCAACCCCGGATCGACCCGGCACTGGCTCCGCCTCGACTGGATCCTGAACGCCGCCGCGAAGAACATGCTCGTCTTCCACTTCACCATGGACGACAACCCCATGTACTTCGAGGGCGGCAACCCGGGCCCGGCGAATATCGCGGACATGAAAGCCTCCTACACCGGCGTGTTCTATGACCGGATGATCAAGGGCTTGTGGACGAACGCCGAGGGCGCCGTCTACGACATGTGGGACCCGACCAAGCATGTGATCCCGTGGGAGCGGCTGCCCCCGCTCAAACGCATGCTGTGCGCGTCCATCGACTTCGGCACCCAACACCCGACCGCCGTCCTGCTGTTGGGGCTCGGGTATGACCGGAAGCTGTACTTCGTGGACGAGCTGCGCATCGACGTGGCCGTGAACCAGATCCGCCAGTCCCCGTCGCAGCAGTCCAAGACGATCCGGGCGTGGCTGAACCAGCCGCACCACCCCGAACAACTCACCCTCCGCCCTGAATGGGTGATTGTCGACTCGGCCGCCGCGGACTTCCGGCAGGAACTCTTCCACGACGGGCTCGCCACGCAGGGCGCGAAGAAGGATGTCATGTACGGCATCGGGCTCGTCTCGTCCCTGCTGGCCCGTGAACAGCTCGTCGTCACCGACCGGTGCCAGGGCTGGATCGACGAGGTCACCGACTACGTGTGGGACACCAAAGCGTCCGAACGGGGCGAGGACAAGCCCAACAAGGACAAGGCCAAGGACGACAGCCTCGACACCGGCCGCTACGCCCTCGCCACCACCGAAGCCATCTGGCGCAACGAACTCACCGCTTAGGAGCGCACACCATGGCTTTGCCACAGTCCACCCAAGCATGGCCGCCCACACAGGTGGGCCGGACCCTGCCGATGATGGGTGTGTGGTCTGCCTGGTACGCCGGCGACTCCGACCAGCTGTCTTCCGTCTATGGTGGCGCGTCGGGTGCTGACCCGACCGCGACCGGGTTCTTCGCCTCCGACCATGGCGGGTTCCGTGCCACGGTGGGCCGGGCGTTGACCCGCTGGTTCTGGGGCGAAGCCTCGAGGGGTCCGGACCGGCGGGTGAAGCTGCACGTCCCGATTGCCGCCGAACTCTGCCAGGCCTCCGCGGACCTGCTCTTCGCCGACCAGATCACCCTCAAGGCCGAGGACGAAACCACGCAGGCCCGCCTCGATGAGCTGTGTGACGACGGGCTGCACACCGAACTGGCGGAGGCCGCCGAGGTCGCCGCCGCACTGGGCGGCGTGTACCTGCGCGTCACCTGGGATGACACCGTCTCCCCGGATGCGCCGTTCCTGACCCATGTCGACGCGGACCAGGCGATCCCCGAATTCACCTGGGGCCGGCTCACCGCGGTCACGTTCTGGCAGGTCGTCGCCCGGGACGGGAAACGCGTCTACCGGCACCTGGAACGCCACGAAACCACCGACAACGGTACGGGCATCATCCTGCACGGCCTGTACGAGGGCGAAGAGGACAAGCTCGGCCACCCCATCCCGCTCACGGACCTGCCCGCCACGGCAGGGCTCGCGCAGCACGTGAACGCGTTCGGGGCCATCGACTCCGGCTCCGAAGGCCTCTGCGTCGTGTACGTGCCGAACCAGTCCCCGAACCGCAAGTGGCGCACCGACCAGCACGGCCGGCACCTCGGCCGGTCTGACCTGGACGGGGTCGAGCAGCTCATGGACGCCCTCGACGAGGTCTACACGTCCTGGATGCGTGACGTCCGGTTGGGCAAGTCGCGGCTGATGATCGCCAAGTCCCTGCTGGACAACGTGGGCACCGGCAACGGGAGCGCGTTCAACGCGGAGCAGGAAGCCTACGCGTCCATGAACATGCTGGCCGGGGCGGACGCGAAGCTCGCGGACCAGATCGAGCAGGTCCAGTTCAAGATCCGCGTCGAAGAGCACAAGGCCACGGCCGCGCAGTTGGTGCAGGACATCCTGCAAATGGCCGGCTACTCGTCCGAGACGTTCGGGATTTATGACGGCGGCGGCGGGATCAAGACCGCGACCGAGGTCGAGGCGAAACAGCAACGCTCCCTCCTGACGAGGGACCGGAAGATCCGGCTTTGGCGCCCCGCCATCGCCCAGGTCATCGAGAAGCTGTTGGCGGTCGATCAGGCCCTGTTCGGCACCCCGCTCACCGTCCAGGCCCCCGACGTGCTGTTCCCCGACGGGGTGCAGGAATCGCCCCTGTCGATCGCGCAGACCGTCCAGGCGCTCCGTGCCGCGGACGCCGCCTCGGACAAGGTCATCGTCGGCATGGTTCACCCGGACTGGGACGAGGACGACGTCGACGAGGAAGTGGGGCTCATCGTGGCCGCACGTCAAGCAGCCCTGCCTGCCGCACTCCCGGATCCGATGTACGCCCACGAGGACGGGATGACCGATGGCACAACCCCAACAGGAGACGGAAAGCCTGCCCTCGACGGTTGACCGGCTCTCCGCCGCCACGGTGGTGGTGTTCGCCGCCGCCGAACAGCGCCTCGTGACCGGGTCCGCGGTGCTGGTGAAGGCCGCCATCGCCAACCCGGCACTGGTGCCCTCGTTGCGGGGCAGGCTCACCGGCCTGTCCCGGAGCGTCTCCGCCGAAGTCCTCGCCAAGGTCCATGCCCTGGCAGAGCAGGTCGCGGACACGGCGGCCCGCAACGGCAACGCCGAGGCGGCCCGGGAAGTGCGAGCCCTTGAACGCAGGGTCGCGAACTTCCACGGCTCGGCCATGGCGGACATCATGCCGCACAACGTGACCGCGTCCCGGTTCATCGCCGAAGACCTCGCCACGAGGCTGGCCGCGGCCGCGCAAAGGATTACCCGCTACGGGGACGACGCCTACCGTGCCGCGACGACCGGCGGGGCCCTGGTCCAGATCAACCCCGCCGCTGACATCATCCACCGCACCATGCACGCCGCCACCCCGGCCGAGGCACAGGCGCAGGCGTGGCGGGAACTGACTGCCAAGGGCGTGACCGGTTTCACCGACGTCAAGGGCAGGGAGTGGAACCTCGCCACCTATGTGGAGATGGCCGTCCGCACCGCCACCCAAAGGGCGTACAACGCCTCGCACCGGGAACGCCTCACCCTCGCCGGGATCCACTACTTCACCCCGTCCACGACCGGCAGGCCCTGCCCGGAGTGCGCCCCGTGGGAAGGCCGCGTCCTCGCCGACCGGGGAGCCGGGACCGTGACCGAACCGGACGCCGCCACCAACGAGCCCGTGACCTTCGACGTGGCCGGGACCATCGAGGACGCCTACGCCGCAGGCTTCGGTCATCCAAATTGCAAACACGTCCTGCTTGCGTACCTGCCCGGCGTCACTGCCCTGGTCCCGAACCAGTGGAGCGCCCGGGATGAGCAGCGCTACCGGGACACGCAGAAACTCCGGGCCCTCGAACGTGAGGTCCGCAAGCACCGGCAGGTCCAGGCCGCCGCGATCACCGACACCCAACGCGCCGCCGCAGGCCGACAGGTCCGGGCAGCGCAGGCACAGGTCCGCGCCCACACCCAAGCGACCGGCATGCTCCGCCGGGCACGCCGCGAACAAACCAACCTCGGCAACAAATAACCACTCTCACCACCGTCCCGGGAGGACACCATGAGCACCGAAGCAGCATCCACCGAAGCCGGGCAGGAAGCCCAGCAGACCGGCACCGAGGCAACCGCCACGGGCACCGGCACTGAGGGCGCAGGCGGAGCAGCCGCTGGCACCGAGACGGGCCGCGAGGCCGCGGAGTCCGTGGATCAGCTCCCCGACTGGGCGCAGAAGATCGTCCGTGACGCCCGCAAAGGAGAAGGCGACTACCGCGCCGCAGCCAAGACGGCCAGCGAAACCGCCACGAGGGACCTGACGGACAAACTGGCCGCCGCGCTCGGACTGAAACCCGACGCTGCCACCGACCCGGCAGCCCTCACCGCATCCCTCACCGCGGCGCAGCAGGCGCAGGCCGACACGGCCCGCCAGCTCGCCATCTACAAGGCAGCCTCCGGCGCCGGAGCGGACCCCGCGAAACTGCTGGATTCGAACTCCTTCCTCACTTCCGTCAAGGGGCTGGACCCCGCCGACGGGGACGCCATCGCCGCAGCCATCACGGCTGCGGTCACGGCAAACCAATCACTCAAGGCAGTCCGGGCGACTGGCGCGAGCGGCATCGAGCAGACCGGCGGGACCGGCGAGCAAGGCCAAGTAACAGTCGAACAACTCCAAAAAATGACCCCCGACCAGATCGTCGCAGCCCAGGAAAAGGGCCTGCTGCGGAACCTGCTGGGCTAAGCCACTCCCTCTCCTTGAAAGGACACCAACGTGTCGATCCTCAATTTCCGGCCAGAAATCTGGTCCGCCAACCTGCTCGTCGCCACCCGCAAGACCCTCGTCTACGGCGACTGCGTCAACCGTGACTACGAGGGCGAGATCAGCGCCGCCGGCGACACGGTCCGCATCACCTCCATCGGCCGGCCCACGATCAGCTCCTACGTGCCCAACAGCACGGTCATCAACCCGGAGCAGGTCAACGACTCCCAGCGCACCCTGGTCGTGGACCAGAGCAAGTTCTTCGCGTTCGCCGTGGACGACGTCGACGCCCGCCAGGCCAAGGGCAACGTCATCCCCCAGTCGATGAACGAGGCCGCCTACGGCTTCGCCGACGTCATCGACCAGTACGTCGCCAACTCGATGTACACGGGCATCCAGACCGCGAACCAGGTCGGCTCCATCACCGTGGCCGCGAACACCCCGAGCGACTTCTACGACAAGGTCCTTGTCCCGTTGAAGATCAAACTGGACCTCGCGAACGTCCCGACCGAGGGCCGCTGGATCAACGTCCGCCCCGAAGCGCACGGCGCCCTGCTCCGCGACTCACGCTTCGTGAAGGTCAACGAATCCGGCACGTCCGAGGCGCTCCGCAACGGTATGGTCGGCCGGGCCGCCGGGTTCGACATCCGCCTCACGAACAACGCCCCGAACACCACGGGCTCCGAGTACGTGACCATCGCCGGCACGAACGCCGCGTACACGTTCGCGGAACAGATCAACAAGGTTGAGGCGTACCGGCCGCAGAACAGCTTCTCCGACGCCGTCAAGGGCCTGGTCCTGTACGGCGGCAAGCTGGTCCGCCCCGACTTCCTCGCCTCCGCCCTCGTCACCATCTCCTAAGGAGCCTGAATCATGGCACGCACCGCTGTACCTGTAACCGACCTGACCGCCGCGAC